GGTAGTTCTTATAAACCTCTGACATTGACCTTGATGTGTCTGATGCAAAAGTATATTTGCCTTGCTTAGACTCTCTTCTTGTTTTGACTTGTACTGTATATTTTCTGCCATTTGTCTCAAGTAGGATATCAGCAGGATGTTTGTCTTGGGTTGGATAAACAAAGTCTGCATATTCCAGTAGGAATGTTTGTACTAAGGATTCACCCAAAGCACCTAATCTTGAATTACTTTGATGATCTTCTGATGTCTTTGCCATCTTTGCCACACAGTGCAAGTTGTCTTGAATTGTATAAACTGCGATTTGGTAGTTGTATTGCATATTTAGAATCTAACAACTCTTCTGATGCTTCCAAAAACATACCCATTTCCATTAAGGCTCTTGTCCTTCTAAAGTTCATAAAACCTTGTATACCAAGATTGAAGCATAAATCTACGCAAACCATTGCAGCTCGCTCTTCAAACTTTCGCCATTCAGGCCAATGCTCATCAAGCTGATTCATTACCCTTTTTATATCATTTTCTAATAAATACATTGCTTCATCTTCTGTAATACCTCTATCTGTCAAATTTCTACCAACGCCAATGGTTTTTCTGGGTGGCTCTGCTGTATCGTCATACAAGGTACACATAAGACCTTCATGCCTTATTAACATTTCTTTGACTTTATCGTACATATTATTTGCTGTGGATTCCTTTTGTTTTTTCAAATGTTCTAAGTGATGACATGCCAAGTAAAGACAAAAGAATGGTTGTAAGTTGTGAAAAATCAAACTCTAACTTTTCTAGTTGCAAGTCAATGCCATTTACAACTGCTATCCAAGTTGCAATAGGCAATACAATGAAATGAGTGAAAAGTGCAAAAGCAGAAATATATCCAACACAGGGTCTCCAGCTTGAAGCAAACCAGTTCCCGTTTTTGGCTTCTTCAGCATTAAGAGCAATTTGTGCTTTATCCAAAGATATAAGTTCTTTTTGTATGTCACTTGACAATTTTTCCTTTAGGTCTTTATCCTGAACAAATTTATCCAAGACGTTATTTGCTATTTCAGCAATTTTGGTAATACTCAAATCATTCCTCTGATTATTAAAGTAAACAATGCAACTACTATTGTAGTAAGACCACCAACCAACCAAGCCTTTGTGCTATTGACTGAGTTTTGCAAATCATCTGTTTTGCGATAGATGGTCTTCCAACGCTCTTGACATATCGCATCATGCTTTTCTAAATCTGATGCTACTGATGCGATTGTCTTACGTTCGGCCATTATTATTCCTCTGTTACTTCCTCTGCTTCTTCTTCTACAGTTTCAGAAAATGCTTTGACCTGTAGCTCTCTATAGTCAGCAAGAATTACATATCTTTCATAAGCAGATTGTAGTTCTTGTAACTCTCTTTGAGCTACATTCAATTTGCCAGCTATATTTGCCTGATCTTCGTTTAAATCTTCTGCTTTAAAGTCTCTGCCATTAAAGCTAATGATTACATCGTTCTTTACTTCATTCTCGTTACTCATATATCTCTCCTATATGCTTTTAAGTTAGTTAATTATATTATATATAAATTAAGGCTTATGACCATAGTGCATTTGCAATAGTCTGTACTAATTGATCTTCACCCGTAACATCATCACCCTCTTTAAGATGCACTACTTTAGTAGCTGCTACTGGTAATTTATCATCATCAGGGTCATCAAACACATCGTTATATACCACCATTAAAGTTGGGTAAGTAGTCTCACCCTCTTCCGCTTGTTGTGCTGGATAAGTTTCTACCCTTTGCACTGTTGTTGTTAATGAAATTGCCATCTTTATTCTCCTATATTAATTAATTATCCAACCTGTAAGAAGGTTAACCTAGTACCACCAACTGATGTTACTACAGTATCATTTCCTGTTTTCTTAGCTCTTATTTCAAAAGTATCGCCACTAGTTACACTAATCATAGTTGTAGCTGAACCAGTGGAAAGCCCTCTGTTTACTGTTCTATTATACATTCCTACAAAAGTTCCAGTTACAGCAGAACCATTTTTATAAAGCTGTGCTTCTGATTCTGTCCTGCCAGCACCTGAAGTAACATCAGTTACCACGTCCATGGTAATCATAAATGTACCACTTCGACTTATAGTAACTACATTACTTGCTACCGCTATACCACTTATTCCTGTACTTGCTTGTAAGGTATCAAGATTAATTACTGCATATGATGTTGTTAATGTTGTTGATGTGCTGTTGTAGTATGAATAAGCAAACTGTGTACCTCTGATTTCACCCGTTACTTTAAAGCCATCGTCTTGGGTTTGTGCTTTTAAACTGCCTTCGTGATACAACTTAATGCCATCACTATAATTTGCATTAAGGTATATTTGTTGACCAACACCCACGCCTGTTGCTAAAGATACATTGCTTGTACCGCATATTGCTGTATTAGGACTTCTTAAAATTGTTTGTGTGCCAGTAAAAGAAATCTCAGAATCATCATCAGTTCCAAAATATAACTTTTTATTGTCATCAAGAGTGATGCTGTTGGCATTAATAATATTCCTAGAGTCATCTATTACTGTTGTTCCTGTACCCGTTCCTACTGCATAACCATTAAGTGCGTTAAACATTCCATCGGAAGCATAATTTGCATAATCTGTTTGTGCGGCTACAGATTTAAACTTACCTGTTTGTGCACTTCCACCTGTAGTAAGAAAATTAATAGCACTGTCTGCTCTAATACGAGGTGTTGAAGCAAGTATTATATCGCCTGTAAATTCAGTAGCACCTGAAGAAATAGTAAGCTTTTCTCCATTTAATGAACCATGACCATACTGTATATATGCTTGATCTGAACCATCATTAAATACAATTCTTGGCAATCCATTGGAGTTTGTTTTTAGTCTTATTATAGGTTGTGCAGCAGTTGCATTGCCTATCTCTAGCACAGCACCCGCATTAGCTATTTTAAGTGTTGTATTGTCATAAGTTAGGTTTGTTTCAGCTTCAATAGAACTAGCACCATTAGATGTAATAATTCTACCGCTACCTGTAGCACCATTTGTATAGGATGACACGGTATTAGAAGACCAACTTAACTCACCTGCTGTAGTTGCTATAAGCACAGCACCGCTATTGGCAGGATAGGTTGATGGAAGTTGATATGTAGTATTAACACCTAAACTAGATGGAGATTTTATAGCCACATAATTACTGCCATTTGATGCTAGTTCAGAAAGTCTAATCTCTGCATTATCATTAACAGTTATATTGCTTGATGAGATAGTTCCAACCCCAGTTAAATTACCGCCTGATGATACTGTGATTGCTTCATTAAGAATTAAAGGTGCAGCTCCGCCATTGCCTGAATTTATGTATGAGTTTGAACCATCAACCCAAAGTCTCATTGATCTTGTATCTGTTGAATCTAATATAGCTATTCCACTTTCGTCATTATTTGCTTCTTGATTGACTTGTAGGAATCCAAAAGCATTTTGACTTACAACATCACCAATTTGAACTTTATTGCCTAATCTTATGTCTTGACCACTGCCATCAAATACACTTGCACCACCTGCAAAAAGCCTTACCCTATCATTACTAAATCTAAGATAAGTATCAGTATCGTTGTAATGGTATATATATTGCGGTATTTCAACAAAGTCATGTGCCAAAACCATTGCTGTTGTAAGATTTACCGAAGTCCCTGACGTTACATCTGATGCTGACACTTCAAACTCTATAATGCCCTGAGTTCCTGTTCCATCTGTATTAACAGCTATACGGGCAGCTTGCCCGTTTTGCTCAGGTACGCCTGATCTATGGTTAAAAGTTACGTTTGCATTGCCATACCCATCATTATGGGTAAGTGAAACACCGCCATTAGCACTACTTGCTGTTATATAGCCTGTGGATGTGATTGCACCTGAAACACCTAAGTTACCTGAAGTATCTACTGTTAAATCAGTGCTTGCATCATTGTTATTAGCTCTAAGTCTAAATAATCCACCCTCTGCTCCCAACATAGCACCATAAGTTCCTGAGGCACTATCTTTTATATTAATCCATGCAGTAGCATCACCGCTTTCAAAAGTTGCAGTTACATTAGTAGTTCCACTATTAACCACAAGAGCTGTCCCATTCTGCCCTGTAAATGCTCCTGTTCTGCCAGTAATGGAGCTTGTACTTGTAATAGCTCCTGATGTAATAGTTCCTGATAGGTAGAGGTCTTTGAATCTTGCACCTGATGAACCCAAATCAATAACTGCATCTGTAGTTGTTGGTGTTTCTGCATTATATGGAAGAATACGATTAACAGTGTCATCAAAACGCAACCCTGATGCGTTGCCTATATATAACATACTTGATGCAGTACCAATACTGCCAACTTTCACACCATTCTTACCTATCTCAATAGCATCACCATCGTTTGTATTTCTGTTTACAAATAGTGCTGTAGCAGAGGTTGCTGAAAATCCTGAGTAGCTTGATGGTCTTAACTGTACGCCATCTGTACCTACTGATGCTGAAGTTTTGTTTAGTAATAACTCGCCTGATGAGGTAATTCTTAGGCGTTCTGTAGCGTTTGTGTTAAACCGCATTGCATCATCAGTGTGTAAATAAGCAATACTTCCCGAAAAAACGCTGTCAGAGTCACTAAAGTATAAAAGAGATGTTCCTGTATTATTTCCTGTTTGTATTTTTACAAGACTATCTCCAGTAGGATGCTGGAAATTACCCCATCCTCTAGCGTCTAAAATGTACCCTGCACTTGGAGAACTTGTACCAATTCCAACACGACCTGATGTATCTACAGCCAACCTATAAGAACTAGCGGTGTTATCGTAAAGTCCAAAAAGACCACTAGATGTTGATGTAAGAAAATAATCTCTACCACCAGTTAAATGAAGTCTTGGTGAATTATCACTATTGGTAAATTTACCATACCCATTTACTTCAAGTTTTGTACTAGGCGAACTTGTCCCGATGCCAACATTACCTGATGAGCCTATTCTCATTCTTTCTGAAATTGAATTACCATTTATGGTTTCAAAAATAAGAGAGCCTGATTGTGAACCGCCTGCTGTGTTATCAAAATTTGCTGATATACCTGCGTAAAATTGAGTTAAAGATTGAGAATTTAGACCATGAAACGCAATACCTGACTTGTTACCTGCTGTGGATGTTGGGTTCAATGTGTTCATTGCGTATTGCGAACTTTCTGAAACTGTTAGCTTTCTTGATGGATTAGTAACTCCAATACCAACATTTCCTCCGTCTAAAATAGTAAATACTTCTGTTGTGTTATCAAACACATTTAATAAATCAGCACCACCAGTTCCTTTGATAAGTGCAACTGGATTTGTATTGTTATCAGATACTATCTCTAAATCTGCTGCTGCACCTGTAAGTGATTGAAACCTATTTGCAGATGTGTAAACTTGTAGATTACCTGCAGGAGCAGTTGTACCAATACCAACCTTGCCTGAAGTATCAAAAGTAGCTACATTTGTAGTACCTTTCCTAATGTGCATCTTATCAGCATCTGTAGAACCATCCATGTGCAGGTTGTATTTTAAAGCTCCATAAAAATCAAAACCAATAGTTCTCGTGTTACCATCTCCGTCTGCAACAATGTCTCCAGCTACATTTAACTTGTAACTTGGCGAACTTGTGCCAATTCCAACATTTCCACTAGAGAGTATGGTTATTTTTTCAGAACTATTATAAGGCACTCGGAAGCCCATTCTTCCTGCTTCGCTTCCTGTTCCGTCTATAAAAATATCTGCATGAAAATCAACATTAACCCCATTCGTAGAACGGAATCTAATACCTGATTCTCCTCCGCCTGTTGTTTCGTTTATTCTTACTTGAGGGAATGTTGCAGAATTAACCTGAAACTTAGAAATAGGTGAATCAGTTCCAATTCCAACATTTCCTGCATCATTAAAAGTAACTGTTGGGGTAGTATCAGCAGAGTTTATAAAGTTCAAATCACCATCTACATCAACACCTAATGACCATCTTTCTGAGCCTGAATTTTCTTCTATAGCAATTCCATAACCATTAGAATCAGTTTTAGCAACAAGACTTCCACCTGCTGCTGTAGCTGTTATTCCTAGTAAAAGTTGTTCAGCACTAGCATCCCAGAATAAACCTTGCGTTGAGCCTGTATCGTCATAGAAGGATATGTCTCCTGTACCACCTATTCTTAATCTTTGTCTTTCAGTACCTGCATTTGCTGTTCTGAATGATATTGCTTTATCATTTGTACCTCCAGCATCTCCAGATGTAATTCTTAAATCATTACCAGTAACAACTCCTATAGCTCCATATCCTGTTCCTGTAGAATCATTAATTCTTAAACCATTCAAACCATTTATATCTGTATTAGCTGATTGATTTATTGTTCCGCTACCATCTACAGTCAAACCATCACTTGTTAGCGTTCCCGAAATATCAACACCGCTTGAGGTCGTGGCTAGTTTGGTAAAACCATTGTAATAGAGCCTTACTGCTCCATCATCTGCACAATGTATATAATTAGTTCCATCTGTAGCTTCTAATAATAAATTGGTTGCTTGTAATTTTAAATCTCCTACACCACCATCATAAATATAACTATGACTGCCATCATGGTAAATCTGCAAGTCATTAGTGCTACCTAGTGCTATACGACTATTATCATCCCATCTTGTAATCAACTGACTTGCAGTTGCTTGGCTTCCATCTAATCTAAAATATATAGCAGAGTTGCCTGCACCATCATCAGACCAGAACCTTATATCTGAATCATCTGCAAAGTTTTTAAAATCAAGATTTCCTGTGTAGTTTGAAAACACAGAGTTTGTTCCGTTGTGTAGTATTCTTAGATCATCGCCATCTCCAAATGCTAATAAAGCAGAATCAGGAAAATCTAAACCATGAGAAAAGCCAAATCTATCACTACTTGTGTTCCAAGTTAAGGTAGCATCTTGGGTAGCACTTACAGCATCTTGAATGGTAATACCTGCACCATTAGCTGAAGCAGATGAATCACCTGTTGAATAGTTTAGGGTAATGTTTTTGTCTTTTACGTTTAGATCATCTGTGTTTACAGTTGTGGTAGTGCCTTGTACGTCTAAATTACCTTGTATGATAATATCGTTATTAAAGGTTTTATCACCTGCTATAGATTGTGTGCCTGTTGTTCTAACAACTGTACTATCTACTGTGAGTGTTCCACTGCTTGTAATTGTTCCGCCTGATAAACCATCACCTGCTGTTACGCTAGTAACTGTACCAGCACCTGTTCCTGTAGATGTTGAAGATTGTTGAGCTTCAAAAATTATAGTTATACCATTTGAATCAGCAGCACCTGTTGGCGATACTCTAAATACATTGTTTGTAACAACTGGTGTTATTTTTAATCTAAATTGATAATAAGAACCTGCTGTTAAACCTGTTATTTGAGCATCAGGGTCTGCATCAACTTCGTAATAATAAATACCACCTGATTCAGCAACATCTGCTGTAGCTGTATCAGCAGAGCCTGTATTAGTCCATGTTGAGCCTGATGTAAGTTTGTATTGATATTGTGCTGTAAATTGTAAAGCTGTTCCTGTAAATTGTGTTGTGGAAGAGCCAACAATAGATACTGAGCCACCTCTTAAAGTTATGTTATTCGCATTAACTAAATAACCACTACTTCCTGAACCAAGTAACTCAAAGTTTTTTTCAACACCTATATATCCAACGCCACCTGCACTAGTAAATTCATCATAAAAACCATTTTGTGTAGTAGCTGTTCTTGCATCAATTTCATTCCATACTTCTTGATGTAAGTTACCAATCTTAACTATATTAGATGCAAGTGATGTAGCTTTTAAATTTCCTATAACATCCGCATCTTCTGTTACAACCAAAGTAGTTGTTGTTACATTACCTGATATGGTTGCACCAGTTGCAGTCATTACTCCTGTAGCACTTACAGTAAAGTCACCACCACCAATATCAATATCTCCTGCTGTAATACTTCCTAAGTTAGCTGATATAGAATCTAATGTATTAACATCTAATTTATCAGCAGTAATTGTGTTGGTTACAAATAAATCGCCTTCTATTTTTGCAGGTAATCCACCTGCGGGATTCATATATAAAGATTGAACCTGTTTATCTGTTATAGCTTTTGTGTAAAATCTTACATCTGAAAATTTGCCAAGAAATACGCTTGCACTAGGAGAAATAACAGATTCTGTATTACAACCAAGCACAACTGGTCTTGGATTACTTGTATAATTTATATCAGTTTCTGTGATTCTTAACACGCCATCAACATAAACTTTTGCACTAGTCGTACCATTTACCACTAAAGCTATATGATGCCATTCGTTTGCACTTGCACCATCCCAAGAAAGGCTTTCACCATCTGTAAATAAAGTTACAGTCTGATTTCCTGTTTCACCTTGAGCTAATGCTAAAGACCAAAAATCAGAAGCATCTCTACCTATAATTCTTGCTGTACCTCCTCCTGACTCAGTTGTTGATTTGAACCATACAGCAACAGTATAGTCACCTGTGGTTGATTGCCATGTATCAGCCTGTGCATCTGATAAAAGTGTTATACCTGTAGTATCACCATTTACATAAGATTGACCATTTGGACTATCAGTTGCAAAACTACCATTACTACCTGTTATAACACCTGTTACATCACTAACCACATCTATAACATCAGTAGGGGTTGTATCATTAGGGTCACTAAATCCATTTAAAGGGAAATAGTGCAATAAGCCATCAACTGGGAAATCAGGATTTATAACATTTAAAACTGTTAAATCATTATTGCTTCCATCTTGCAATATGCCGCCACCTAAAGTTAATTTAAGGCTTTGTATATTTGCTTCTTCCACAGTTAAGGTTGTTGCTGTTATATCACCATCAATCGTTGCACTTGATGCAGTTAAGTCTCCATTCAATCCAACTCTAAATGGTGCGGATGCAAATGTATTATTGCCAAGATGTATACCATCTACTGTTGATAAAGATATTCTTGTTGTACCCGTTCCTGCTCTTAAGTAATTATCACCAACAGTAAATCCACCAATAGTACCTGTGGTTGCTGATATATTTCCTGAAATTTGTAAATTAGAACCATCAAACTGTAAATAGTTAGTGCTAGTGCCTATGTTAAATTTGGGTGTACCCCCATCATTACCCAACCAAAAACCTGTAGCTGTAGAGGTATAACCAGTTTTAGTTTGTCTTACAGCCATTCCTGATTCAGACCCTAAATTAAGAACACCTGTATCAATTTTATCTGCTGACAAATCATTGACCTTTACATTGGTTACAGCGTCATCTTGTATATCTGCTGTAGCTGTTGGTGGGTTGCCAATAGTAAACGGCTTTACAACAGCATTAGACTCAATACCAACTCCATTAAAAGAAGTTATATTTGCATTGTAATTACCAACAGCAAGAAAACTTAAATCTACACTATTTGTATCAACTAGTTTGCTAAATACTTGTACTGGTGGGTTTGCTGTATCTTCTACATCTACTCTATATTGCCTTACAGGAAAATCAGTTGGTTCAGTCCAAGTTAAAGTAGGTCTATTGATTGATGAAGCATCTGTGTCTGTGAATACAATACTGCTTGCTTCAGGTGGATGCAAAGCACCTATGCTTGGTGGGTGAGCTATTATTTCTACTGGCTCTTGAGCTGGTACTTCCCATGTATAAACATCAAAGTATTCAATTAAACTAACAGATACAAGTCCATTTGCCTGTAATTCTAATGCTTCTACTCTGCAAACCTTCCCACTAAAACTTAAAGGCAGGTAGGTAAGATCAACAATATCACCAACATTAAGTTTATACATCTCAGGAGTTCCTAAGAACTGCATAGTGGTCTGATTTCTACTTCTAGTTAAGATAGCCTTACCCATATTGTAAGCAATGTATGGGTCTGTTACATAAGGGAATTCAGCTTTAACTTCTAATACCTCACCATCATCTGAATAATACTCAGGTGATGCATCATGTAAAACTGTAGCTGTATCAAGTTCGTATTTCTTGTTAGCATTAAAGAATTCAATAACAACTTTATTTGCCTTTTTATCTTTATTACCATAATCAACTGATATACCAGCATCAGCTATGATGTGGTCATCTGTGATGCTAAATGTAGATGTTCCTGTATCTTCTATTTGTAATTCATACTTACCATCAATATAAAGAAAGATACCTCGCATATTTGCAAGAAGCTCTTTAGCGTTATCCATGACATTCTTATTGGTGTCAATATAACCATTACAATGAAATCTCTTAACTTTAGCTCTAGCGTTTCCTGCTTCGTTTGTATAACTATTTGCTAAAACATCATCTATGTATAATCTGTTTTCTTGCACAGAATCATAGTATTGATATCTTGTAGAACCTGTAATACTTACAGGATTAGAAAATATACTTGCATCATTAGAATCTCTTATATCTATAACTTCATCTACTTTGTTTTGCCACCAGTCATCATTATCATTAATAACAATAAAGTCATTATCAGCAGTTCCACTCCAAGTTAAGTCTTGATAGGTGTCATTATAGTAAGGTTGATCTACTTCTACTTCACATGCAGTTGCAGCAGCACTGATAGTAGTCATGTTAATTTGTGAAGTTGCTAATCCTTTACCATACGAATCATTTTGTATGTAATCCAAGAAACATAAAGCTGGATTAGAAGACCAAGCGGTAGTGTCAGTTCTTGGGTCGTAAACTTTCTTACCTTTAACCTGTACTGTTATTTGCGGTACGCCTTTATACATGCCTTTTTTGTCGTAATCAAACGAACCAGCTATGTAACAAATGCCATTTAACTTATGGTTGGTAGTCCACTCAGTAGGTATAGATGCTCTGAGCATAGGGTCTGCTGTTTGACTTGATGCACCATGATGCAAGTTAAATACAAAAGAATATCTAAGTGTTGGGTCAGTTCCTAAAGTACCTGCATTTGAGTATTGATTATCACCAACTTGAGATGCAGTATTTAAAGAACCTGAACCTGAAGATATTTTGTCTGAGCCTACATATCCACCGCCTTTGTAGATATTGCCATCTAAAATACTATTACCATCTATCTCTATAGTTTTGCCAAGTATCTCTTCACATTCACCAACTGATATCGCATAAACAACAAATAAGTCTCTTGACCTGTTTTGTGCTGTGTCCATATATACAATTTGAGCACCAACCCTTCTTGTTCCATATATGACTGGTATCTTGCCACCAGCAGCAGTTTTGTTAGCCATGATGTCTTGGCCTTTAGACATCATTTGCCTTGCTTGTAAGAATCCTTTAACACCTACAGCAGTAGTAACTGCCATAAATACCATGTTTATTTGGTCTAAAGTTTTAGCAGCCTTGAACGCTTCATAACCTGTTTTGAAAAACTGAAATATTTTATCTAACATTTATGAACCCCACCTTACGTCTGATTTTACTTGTGTGGCAAACTCTAAACCTCTATCGCCTGTATAAACTGATTTTTGAGATTCATCTGAATAATGTCTGCCTTTTGTTAAGTTCCAATTTGCCCAATGAGAAGCCACAGTCATTGCTAGTACAGAATTATCTATATTTTCTGAAATAGATACGTTTCTAATTTGCCCTGTAAAATAATTTATAGCACCTACTAAAGTTTCATTACTGTTAAAGTAAGCTAAATATATCTCTACTGTTTTGTCTGTAAAAGCACCGCTTTGTACTAAACTTCTTACTTGGTTAGTAACATTTGAAAAGCCAAGATTTATTTCATCTATTTGTAATTGACCTGTTTCTGTAACTGAGTCTACTGTTAGAAAAGAACCACCAGCTTCGTAAGAGTTAGAATCATAAGTAACATCTGAATACCAATCAGTTAATCTTATGGTTGTAGATAACCCTAATTCAACAAGAAATGCTGTTTTGGTTTCTGCTGCTGATACTTGTGCCTGTAAATCTGTTGATAAACTTCTTGGCATTATATTATTACCTCTCTAACATCAAATGAAATGCTGTAAAAACCACTAGCATCTGTACTATACATAATATCATTATTTTCAAGATATACAGTAAAAGATGGCTTGTTTACAGTTACAGCTTCATTATTTGCTAGAGAGCTAACAAGATTTGGAGATATTTTTACAGTAGCAGCACCGCCTGATGCATTTTCATTTTCTTGCACCATATATACTTTTGAATGATTCGCGAATTTAATTAGATCACCAGCTTTGAGAACGCCTGTAGTTGCTGAAAAACCATCCATATTTACAGTCTCAGCACCTGCTGAATGTGCGGTGTTTACAAGTATGTCTGCTTCGTTTTTACTTGCACCTAAATTATCTAATGGTGCTTGTATTGTAAAGTCACCAATAGCACCTTTTTGTTTTTGTAAGAAAGCAAATATCTCCTGTGCTTTCTCTTGTTGTAATGGTGGCATTTGAACTGTAAATGAAAAATACTGAGAACCTATTTGTCTTGCAGACTTTTTGCCTGATAGTGTTTGATTCAGTAATGTAGGCCTGTTGTCTCTAAAGTTTATTGAGCTAAAATTTGGGTCTGTTGGAAATGCACCACTCATTACACTATTCCCATTTTGCCTTGAGTATTCATGGCATTGTTAATTATTTGTGTTATTAATCCTTTTCTTGATGTTAGCAACTGGTCAAATCCAGCGGCATCAACTGTTGATATGTTGAAGTTTACTGTGGGTGCTGATTGTTGAGTTTGTCTAGGCTGTGCTTTTGTATGATCTATAACAGTTTCGTTAGGATGTAGTATACTTAAAAAACCTCCTTTATTATCAAGACCACCTGCCCTTGCTCCCATACCCGTAAAACCACCACCTTCATTGTTTGGTAATATTGATGGTAGGTTTAAGTTTTCTCTTATTTCAATCTGTCTATCTCTTGTCTTTCCTATAAGACCGCCAAAACTAGCAAACATTTTATCTATAACAAGTTTTTGTATAGCTATTCTAATAAGCTCACGAACAATGCTGGTTGCAAAATCTTTAAAGCTAGCCTTACCCTTTTCTAAAAATTCCATTGTAAGATTTGTCAACCCATCATAAGACTGTTTCATTATATCGTTAATCTCATCCTGCATTGATTTTATACTTGCTGCAAACTTACCATAACCATCTTCAGCGGCTTTTAAGAATTTTTCAAATGAAGATATAGCACCAAAACCAGTTCCATCCTCACCCCCTTCTTCTCCGTCTCTTCCTAGAAGAACATCTAATATAGAGCGAGTTTCTGTTTTTTCTATCTTTTTATCTAAATAGGCTTGAGCGGCAGCTGTCACAGCATCTATCTTTTTCTTGTTTTTGCTCTTAGCACTCTCAACATCCCCAAGAATATTGAACTCAGGCAAATCTTCTCCAAAGCCAAATAAAGACCTAATTTTATTAAATGATCTTATAAATTTATTAAGTTCTTCTTTTGCAGAATTAAAAGCATCTCTAAAACCCTGTCTAAAAGGAAGTATTAAAAGATCATGCAAAAATGTACCGATTCTTAAAAACGCTTCTCTTTTCTTTAAAACAAGAAAGGGAAGCCATTTTTGGGTTATTAGTTTTACAGCATGTATTATTTCATCTCTAAATATATAAATGGCAGTTATTGCTAAAGTTGCTCCAACTACAAATGCTGTAAATGGATTTGTAGCAGCAAAAGCTAAAAAAGATACAGTTAATGTATTTAACGCACCCGCAATAGAATAAATGATTGGCGGTATAGCAACCAATGCTGGTATGAGCAATGCATCCATGTTGTTGGCTAAATGACCAACAAACTTAGCCATAGTTGAGAACGCTCCAGTTGCATCTTCTATATCACCAATCATAAACTGAAAGTTGTTTCGCAAAGCAACTCCAGCTTGCCCAAGTGTCATGGGCATTTTTTGTATTTCTTCGTTTGTCTGTTTAGTTCCCGCAATAAGAATTGGCATTACTGTTTCTGCTGTTAGCTTACCAGCATGTCCAAAAGCCCTAAGTTCACCAATGGTCATGTTTAAACCATCGGCTAACATTTTTGTAAGAATGGTATTGTTCTCCATTACAGAACGTAACTCATCCCCTCTCAAAGCACCTGAAGCTAAACCCTGTGCTAACTGTCTAGCAGAGTTATTTGCTTCTTGAGCATGAGAACCAGCAATAATAAAGGTATTTGCCACTGTTTGTGTTGCATCTGCAACATCTCTTTGGGTAGCACCCAAATGTTCTGTAGCTAAAGAAAGTCTTGTAAATAACATAGCAACAGCATCAAAGTCTGATCTTGAATCAGATGCTATTCTTCTCATGTGATTCATAGCAGAAGCTGTTTCAGTTGCACTACCCGTTAAGGCGTTCATTCTGTTTGTAACACCAATCATTACATTGGATGCTTCTACTATTTCCCTTACACTAAAAGCAGCAGCAACAACACCAGCAAGTTTTTTTACAGAATCTTGTGCTGAGTTAGCATTTTTATTAAAACTATCAAAAGCCTTTTTAGATTTATCATTACCAAATATGGTAAAAAATAAAGATGACTTACCCATTGCTCGCATTGCGTTCTTCCTTTATCTCAAGATAAGCTAACCAACCCTGAAACTCCTCTACTGTAATCTCATCGATTTCAGCTAGAGTTTTATTTAGTTTTTCAGCTAAAGCATATTTTATGTATAGCTGCTTATCTTTTATTACTTTTTTTTAACTTCTTCCTGCGAAATATTATTCATTATTTCGCTAGATACTCTAATTAATATATCTCTATCAACCTTCTCCAATAAGGTTTTCTTATCAGCGATAGTAAATAACTTTTCTCCAGCTTCATCTAATGCTTTATAAATTAAAACATAAACCAAAAGCTGTACTTCATCATCTTTTGCTAACTTCATAAATTTAGAAGTCTCTGAAAGAGTTATGGGTTTACAATAAATCTTTAACGGATTATCTTCATCCTCACCCCATTCAGGGACTTCTATAATTCTGGTCTCTAAGCTATCAAAATGCTTCCTTGCGTTATCTATTACTGACATCGTTTTATACTGTTGTTGTGTCTAGATCGCCAGTGCCTTGTACACTTAGTGATGCTTCAACCATACCATCAAATGACCCAGTTCTTGAAACACCAGTAACAATAGCTTGGCCGCTATAATAAGTATCGCTTACACCCGCTGGATATAGGTTTAATTCTATAGTATTTCCAACTACAAAAGCACCTTGACCATTAGTGTCAGAATCATCCCAAAAAACATCCAATGAGCCTGAGAAAGATTTTAGTGTAGCTATATGGGTTCTGCTTGCATCTCCCATAGCTGTATCTTCTACAGTATCGCTTGTGTGTTCCAAAGAATATGATTTAACCTCACCAACGATATTTGTTCCGCCACTTGTGCCTAGCTTAACAATACCATCATTTCCTTTAAATGTTGACATTTTCTTTTACCTCGCCTTTCGGCTTTTTCTTAGAAGAAGATTTAATTTTGTCTTGCGACTGGACTGCTTCTTCCTTCCAACCCATTCCCAACATAGTTTTCACATTTGACTGTGGAACTTCAATTGAAATTTTACCATTTGGACTAATTAGTTTCATAATTATCTCCTATTATACCGCTACATCAGGATTGGTTTCCTGAACATAGTAGTTTGTTAAAAAAGTTAGAGTTACATAACCTACTGGCTGTTCTCCATCTCCTGTGTATTCTATTTCTGTAGATTCGACATAAGTATCTTTTGCTAAACCGCCTAGAGTTCTATCAGCAGAAATCGCTTCTTCAACTTCTTTGCTTATTGTATCAATAGTATCATCAAAGTTGCTAGTCGCTTTGCAATATGCTTCCACAACCACTGCTAGCTCTCTACTCATAACCCTATCAACACCTATAACTATAGGCTCAGATGATTCTGATTTTGTATAAATAACTAAAGAAGGAAGGGTATCTTCTTGTAGTGTATAGACCCTAGACTCATAAACATTAGAGCCTGTTGTTGTTAGACCATTTAATGTAGTGCCAAAGTATTCTCTGATCTGTTGTCTTACATGATTAGCCATTATTGAACCTCAAGTAGTAATGAGGTCATGCCTAAGTTGTCATGCTCGTAATTTATAACTTTATAAGTTGTTGATGGTTTTATTTGTGTACCATCTAAATTTTTTATAGCTGGAGCAACGATAGTATCTCCAAAAGCTATACTTGGTATATCAGTAGTCTTACTTTGTGCTACTGGTTGATACCCTTGAACTGGTAATCCTGCTGTATCTATATCTACATATTCTTGATTCAGGATGACGTTGATAGAAGAAGATGAACCACCTGTAGGTGTGTAGGTAACTTTAATACCATGACCATAGGTGGCATCTAAGTAGCCATCGAAATCTCTATCAAATTCCATTGGCATAATTACTTCTTGGCTCTCTTTTTAACAGGCTTTACTTCAGAAGTTTCTAAACCAACACTTCTTTCAGTCTTTTTAGGTTTTGGCTTTTCAACACAAACCTCTGCCTTTTGATAACCACATAAAGAATGACCTTCAACCTCATTAAGTTCTACTATATCTCCAGCATGAACCTTAGAGCCGCCAGCCATTGTATCTTGTAATATTTTATATTTTTTCATATTTAAGGTAGGGGTGTTTCCACCCCCATTCCATTTAAGCATCAGTTAATTAGTCTGAAGATTTACAGAAAGATACTGCATGTCTTACAGCTACATCAACAGTTTGAAGAGCAACAATTCTTACTCCGCCTGATGTTGATAATGCGTAAGGGTCAACAGTAATATCTAGTCCACCATACATACCAATTAATAGGTCTGCAAAGTTACCAAAGTAGAAGTCACCACTTGTTACTTGATTA